CCTCTTTTCGGAGAAGGAGTCTCTTGAAGTGCGAGTTGGGCAAATGATGGGTTCTCTCCTATCGTTCCCTTTTCTCTGTCTTCAGAACTTTCTCTCTTTCCGCTGGGCTTTGTCCCAGTCGGGTTTTAGAGGTCATGTTCCCGTTTTGATTAACGGAGACGATATTCTCTTCCAGACGCCAACTGAGTCCTTTCCGGGCCGTTGGTTTTCTGTGGTTGCGGCGGTGGGTCTTGAAGTCGAGCAGACTAAGACTTCCGTGGCACGGGACTTTGGTTCTCTGAATTCCACGCTTCTGCGATGGGATTCTTCAGGTCGCCTCGGTCCTGTGTGGTCACCTCGGTTTGGGATGCTTCGGCCTGCCGATCATCCCGGCTCCCTTGGTCGCTCCTTTTTGGAGTTTCTCAAGGGGTCCTCACCCGAGTTTAGATTCCGGGCCGGTAGGGTCTGGTTCGAATGGCACATTGGCGAGATTCGCTCGTGTGGTGTTTCGTTGCCAGACCTCGGCTTCCGTGGTCTTTTGGCCAAGAGACTTGCGGGTCTCTACCACGTCTCGCACTTTCCGTCTTCAAGTTTTCCTAGTTACTTTCGTAGCCATGGGGTTTCGATGGTCGGGGACTTTGTCTCCCGCCTCGATTCCGCCTCGCTAAGTAAAGAGGAACTCTTTCAGTCTTCGGTGGAGATATCAGCTGCGAAGTGGTCGATCGGTTTGTGCAGTCGACCGGGTTCGTGAGGCGATCTTGTATTGCCTTGCCCGGTCCGCTGCTAAGGGTAGTCGTAATGACTATCCTTCAGTCGACCTCTTGTATGCTGACCCAGGGGAGATCGGTTTTCGACTTTCGGGCCGAAATCGTGTCTCCTCCGTAGTTTCGCGTCGTGTTGCTGTGAAGCCTTATTTGCAACCTTTCGAGGTTGTTAAGGATATCATGGTGGCTTTTTCGGTCATCTCTGATATTTCACCTGACCTCGGTCGTGGTGATCTTCCACAGTACTTTCCTGTCGCCGGTGTCAACGACATGGCGACGGTTAGTTGCGGGTAGACGCGCCCGCGTCGGGGAACTGCTGTGCTGCACCGCTAGGTGCTCACCTCAGGACCGGATGTTTTTTTTCTTTAGCCCTGGAAATCAGGTTCCCCGTGAGGGGATTTAGGCGTCAGTACAGACCGAGGCGGTCCCCTAGCTTATAAACTAGGGATTAACCCTCCAAGTCCGAACCTCGTAACTGGTGACCAGGTGAGCGGTCGTTAATAAACAGAAGGAAATGAGCT